CTCCCTGCTCACCGCCTCTTCCACCCTCCTGCTTGGGGTAGACTTCGGCCTCACCCCCGCCGCTGTTTTCGGCCAGCGCGACCCAAAGGACGGGCAGCTTCAGATCATCCACGAGATCACCTCGGAGTCTCTGGGGGCGGTCAGGTTCTTCGAGGAGGTCACCTCCTACTTGAAGCGGGATCACCCGGGGCGTTCCATCCGGGGGTGGGGGGACCCGGCGGGAGAGCAGCGGTCCCAGGTGGACGAGCGCACGCCGTTCAACATCGCCGCCGCCGCCGGCTTGCCGCTGGACCCCACCTACACGAACGACTTCTCCCTCCGACGCGAGTCGGTGGCGAACGCCCTGACCCGCCTCACTCTGCTCGGCCGCCCGTCCCTGGTCGTCGCTTCGGAGTGCATCGCTCTGCGGAAGGGCATGGCCGGTGGGTACTGCCTGAAGCGGATCCAAGTTTCAGGTGCGGAGCGTTTTAGGGATGTGCCCGACAAAAATAAGTGGAGTCACCCATGCGAAGCCCTACAGTACCTAGCCGTGGGGGAGGGCCTGGACGGGGCGGTGCTGGACGGGCGTCTCGACTTCTCCAAGAGAGTCTCTAGGATGAAGACCAAACGTGCCGCTGGGCACCTCGCAAGGAAGGGCTACGACCCATGATCTTCACCGCCGCCGTGATCCGCCAGAGGTTCGAGCAACTGGTCGCATCACGGCAGGTCGTCCAGGCACGCTGGGACGAGTGCGAGATGTTCATCGCGCCTTTCCGTGGAGGCCGCTTCTTCAACGAGCAGCGCGGTGAGAGCCAGAAGGACTACCAGTCCATCGTCAATGTCTGGGACTCGACCGCGATCATGGGGGCGCAGCGGCTAGCCGCCAGCATCCACGCGGCCATCACCTCCCCTGCGATCCGCTGGTTCCGTCTCGCCTTCCGCGATGCCAAGATCCAGAAGGACAAGGCCGCGAAGTCCTGGCTCGACGACTGCTCCGACCGGATGTTCGACGAGATCCAGGCCAGCGACTTCAACACCGAGATCTCGTGCGCCTATCAGGACATGGTGGTCTTCGGCCCCTCGGCCATGATCGAGGAGGCCAACACTCCCAAGTTCCCCGGCCTCTGGAACGGCCTCGACTTCACGTGCGTCCCCATCCGCGAGATCTACTTCGAGGAGGACGAGAAGAGCCGGGCCAGGGTCTTCTACCGCAGGCTCCAATGGACCCCGGTGCAGATCCTCTCCAAGTTCGCGGAGAAGACCCCGGAGTGGATCCGCTCGAAGGCCGAAGTCTCCACCGGCGTCGAGGATCGCATCGACCTCATCTTCTGCATCTTCAAGCGGGACGAGATCAAGCCGATGCGGCTCGGTGAGTCTGCCGCTCCCACCCTCCGGCCATACGGCTACAAGTACGTCCTTCGCAACACGGGCGACGAGATCGGGGACGAGGGTGGCTACTACGAAATGCCTGCGTTCGTGGCCCGCTGGGAGAAGACCTCGGGTTCGATCTGGGGCCACGGGCCGGGCATGATCGCTCTCCCCACGGTGAAGTACCTCAACGCCTGGATGGAGGCGCAGAAGAACTCGGCCGAGAAGCAGGTGGACCCGGCCATGCTCGTCACCGAGCGCGGCCTCATCTCCGACCCGGACCTCACCCCCGGTGGCATCACCGTGGTCCGCTCCCTCGACGAGATCAAGATGTTCGAGTCGGGAGCCCGGCAGGACGTCGCCGTGCAGGTCCTCATGGACCTCCGCGAGATGGTGCGGAAGTTCTTCCGCGAGGACGACCTGCAACTCAAGTCCTCCCCGCAGATGACCGCTACGGAAGCGCAGATCCGCTACGAACTGATGAACCGTCTGCTAGGCTCCACGCTAGCCCGCATCCAGAACGACCTCCTCGATCCGCTCCTCCAGACGACCTTCAACATCATGTACCGGGAGAAGCAGTTCCCGGAGACCCCGCAGTCGATCCTCGACACCCGCGCCGAGATGCAGATCGAGTACCTCGGCCCCTTGATGCGCTCGCAGCGCACCGACGAGGTCGGCTCGATCGAGCGGCTCTTCCAGTCGGTCGGGAACGCGGCTCAGTTCTTCCCGGAAGTGGTGGACGTCCTCGACCCCATCGCGGCCATCCGGGAGATCGCCGAGCGGCTCTCCACCCCCGCCGACTGCCTGCGCGACGAGAACGAGATCGTGAAGCTGAAGCAGGCGCGTCAGCAGATGCAGGCCGCCATGCAGGCCGAGCAGGAGGGGAAGGCCAAGAACCAGCACGCCCAGGCCGCCGCCGCGATGGCCCAGGCACAAGGAGCCCAGCCTGCCGCCGCCTAATCCGAAGCTCGACGCTATCCGCAAGAAGGTCCAGCAGAAGGCCGTCGCCGTCTCGCACTTCCTCCGTTCACCGGACGGCGAGGCGGTGTTCGCCCTGCTGGAAGCGGAGTTCTACGACGCGCCTCTCTTCTCGCCGGACCCTCACCAGACCGCCTACAACCTCGGCCGCCGCGACGCGGTCGTCTACCTCAAGCAACTGCGCGATCTCCCGCGCATGAAGGAGCCCGATGTCGATCCTCTTTCGTAGACCCTTCCTGATGGCCCCCGAGGGCGACGGCGTGAAGCCGGGCTCGAACGCGGACGGCAACTCCTCCGCGCCCGGTGCCCCCGAAGAATGGCTGAAGACTCTCCCGGAAGACCTCCGCGCCGAGCCTGCCCTGAAGGACTTCAAGGACACGGCCTCGCTCGCCAAGGCGTTCCGCGACACGAAGGCCATGGTCGGCACCTCGATCCGGCCGCCCGGCCCGGAGGCCAGCCCCGAGCAGAAGAAGGAGTTCGTGGAGAAGATTCTCAAGGCCGACGCAAACCTCATGTACCTCGCCCCGGACGCGCCGAAGGAGGCCGTGGACGCTCTGTGGACAAAGCTCGGCCGCCCCGGCAAGCCGGAGGACTACAAGCTGGAGGGCACCGAGACGCCCGCCGAGCTTCGCGCCCTGGCGGCCCAGGCGGGCCTCACGCAGGCGCAGTTCGCCGTCCTGGCCCAGCAGGCCCAGGCGCAGACCACGGCCCAGCAGAAGGCTCTGGAGGCGGGCTGGGGGGCACTCAGGACGGAGTGGGGGATGGCCTTCGACGAGAAGGTCGCCTCGGTGGCCGCCGTCGCCAAGAAGCTCGGCGTCCCGGACGAGGCCATCGCCGCTCTCGGGAAGGGCCAATGGGATCCTGCCCAGGTGAAGATCTGGGCGAACGTCGCCAAGGCCATCGGCACCTCCCCCAACGAGATCCCCGGCCAGCAGGGCGCGGGCTCGACGACCATCACCCCCGCCGAGGCCAACGCCCGCATCGCCGAACTGATGCAGAACAAGGCGTTCTTCGACGAGAGCCATCCCTCGAATCGGGCTCTCCGTGAGAAGTTCATGGAGTATCTCAAGCTGGCGGACCCTGTTGGGTCGCAGCGCGAGATCCCCCGCGCCGGGCTCGCCAGTTCTTGACCTTCCCTGGGAGACGGGGCACTCTAGGCTTCACCGGCCCGGAGACTAGCCCCGTCGCCCCCCGCCCCCCGGTGCCTTGAACGAAGGCGCACTCGTTCATGTGTCTGGCCCGGGTGCTCCCGGACTACTGGACGCGACAGGCAAAAACCTTTCGCGGCCATGATGCCGCAGGAGCACACCGATGGCAGCCTCAGTCCTCACAGCAGCATACGTACAGGGGTTCGAGCGGATCGTCCGCCACCTCGCCCAGCAGGGCATCTCCCGCGTGCGCCCGTTCGTCACCGAGCGCGCCAGCAACGCGGAGAAGCACAACTGGGAGCGGCTCGCTTCCATCGCGGCCGTCCAGAAGACGTCGGCCCGCGCCGCCACCCCGGAAGCGGACGGCGTCTGGTCCAGGCGGGTGAGCATCGCCCAGACCTGGCACGCCGGCGACTCGTTCGAGCACGAGGACGTCGCCCAGGTGCTCGTCGATCCGAACTCGGCCATCGCCAACAACATCGCCATGGCGATGAAGCGCGCGGTGGACGACGAGATCATCGCCGCCGCCACGGGCGCGGCCATGCAGGGCACCGGCTCCACGGTGGCCTTCCCCGCCGGGCAGCTTCTCAGCTACCCCACCGTGCCGTTCTCCTTCGACATGGTCACGGAGGTCACCGAGAAGTTCCTGAAGAACAACATCGACCCCTCCGAGCCGAAGGTCTTCGTCATCGGCCCGACCCAGATGCGGAAGCTCCTCCAGCTCTCCGAGGCGACCTCGGACGACTACGTGAACGCGAAGGTGCTCTCGAACAAGGGCTACGTCGAGAGCTGGATGGGCTACTCGTGGGTCGTCTCCACGCGCCTGCTCAAGCCGGTCACCACCGACATCTCCTGCCTCGCCTTCACCAAGCGCGCCATCGGCCTGCACGTGGCGAAGGACATCTGGACGCGCATCGCCGAGCGTCCCGACATCTCCTTCGCGTGGCAGGTCTACGCGGCCTACACGATGGGCGCGGTTCGCACCGAGGACGAGCACATCGTCCACGTGAACTGCCTGGACGCCCTCTAGGCACCCGCCGCGAGTTCTAGGGCGTGGCGGGCTAGTCGGCTCGCCACGCCCTTCTCGCAAGGAGACCACATGGCCGGACTTGGATTCGTTCTCTCGGGCAAGAAGATGACCTCGGACTCGGTCACCTACAATGCCACGCAGGGGACCCGCGCAGATGGCGTGTTCTACGCGGCCGTGGGCACCACGGCAGCCGCGAAGTACCGCCGCAACGAGATCATCACCACCTGGGAGCTTTGCCGCGACAGGCTCATGAAGGCCATGGGCTACGGGGCGAACCTCCTCACGCTGACCCAGACGGAACTGGTCTGCAAGGTGGCCCTCCCCAACGTGAAGAACTACTCCATCGTCAAGCAGGCGACGACGGTGGCTCCCGAGGCAGGCAACATCATCTTCGGGTTCACGTTCCTGGCGAAGACCTTCACCGACGTCACCATCTTCCCGCACGGCGGCAGGCCGCAGCAGCTTGGCTCGCTCGGGCTCGATGCCGCGCTCGACGAGATCATCCACGCCTACCTCCGCATGAACTCGAAGGACTAGGAGTCCTACATGACACAGCCCGTGGTCGGATGGCGCAAGGCAGGTCTGAACTACCTCGACATCAACATCGTCCGGGAAGGCATCGAAGCGGGGAAGCCCCTCGTGGAGATCCAGACCGAGCTTCTCAACATCGACCCGAAGGCTGTGGAGGCGTGCTACCGGGTCTACGGACCCAAGGCCGCTCCAGTTTTCACGGAAGACCCGCCTCCGAGCCTCGACGAGGAACTCGGAGGC